GAGCGATCAACGGCGGTTCTATGTGCCGTGCCCGTGTTGCGGCGAGATGCAATGGCTGAAGTGGCCGCGGATCAAATGGGAGAACAATGACCCGAGCACGGCGGTGTATGAATGCGAGGCGTGCGGCGAGCGATTCGCGGAGATCCACAAGCCGGCCATGCTGCGTGGTGGCGAATGGCGAGCTACTGCGCCGAGCGATGGCAAGACGGCTGGCTTCCAGCTGAGTGGGTTGTACAGCCCGCTGGGTTGGCTGAGCTGGGCGGACATTGTGGATGAGTTTTTGCGGGCTAAGGCTGATGCACCGATGCTGAAGAGCTGGTGCAATACCCGTTTGGCGGAGACCTGGGAGGAGGACTACGCGAGCAAGGTGAGCGCCGATGGCCTGATGGCGAAGCGGCTGCCGTATGAGGCTGGCGTGTGCCCTGATGGCGTGTTGTTGTTGACGGCTGGTGTGGACGTGCAGGACAACCGGTTAGCCGTGAGTGTGTGGGGATGGGGCGAGGGTGAGACGGGCTGGCTGGTGTGGCACCAGGAGCTGATGGGCGACCCGACGCAGGTGGAGGTATGGGGCCAGTTGGATCAGGTGTTGGCGACGGCGTGGGCGACGGAAGGAGGTAAGGAGTTGAAGGTGACGCAAATGGCCATCGACTCTGGCGGCCACTGCACACATGAGGTCTACAACTATGTGCGCGACAGAGTGCGGCAGGGCGTGGTTGCGATCAAGGGCAGCAGCAAGCGAGGCAGCGCGGCGGTGAGCAAGGGAAACAAGGTGGACGTGAACTGGAAGGGCCGGATCGTGAAGCGTGGTGTGGTGCTGTATTCGGTGGGCAGCGACACGATCAAGACCACGCTGTTCGGACGGATGCGCCACAACGAAGATGGGCCGGGCGGGTTGCGATTCGGGATGGCTGCAGACGAGGAGTATTTCAAGCAACTGACAGCTGAGAAACAGACGCTGCGATATTTGAAGGGATTCCCGGTTAGGGAGTGGGTGAAGAAACCATCAATGCGAAACGAAAGCTTGGACTGTGCTGTTTATGCCTACGCGGCATTGCAGTTGAGTTATCGAAAGTTCAATCGCGCGACGATGTGGGAGCAGTTGCGGCAGCAGTTGGAAGGAGGCGGCAAAGCACCGCTAAGATCAAGGAAGCAACAGCCGGCAGCGGCTGCGCCTGGGTTCGTCAGCAACTGGTAGGCCGTGAACATCCCGAGTCAGATCAGAGCGGGCGACACGATCAAGTGGCGCGACGTTGCGGGTGTGGACAATCTTGGCAATGAGATCAGCAGTGCAACGTGGACGCTGACTTATTACTTGCGGACGAATACGGCTAGCGAAGGCGCGACGGTCGTTGGCAGTGCGTATGGCACTGGCTGGGAGTTCACGATCAGTGCTAGCACCAGTGCTGGTTTTGATGCTGGCGACTGGTATTGGCAGGCGCTGGCGACGTATAGCACCGAGAAGGTGACGCTGGGTGCGGGCCAGCTGCAGGTGCTGGCGGCATTGAGCTATAGCGGCTCGCCTGGTGCGGTTGATGGGCGAACACAGGCGCAGATTGATCTAGATGCAGTGCAGGCGCAGATGCGTGCGCTGATCAGCGGCGGTGCGGTGCAGCAGTACAGCATCGCGGGGCGGAGCTTGAGCCGGTATAGCTTGAGTGACTTAATGGCGCTGGAATCTAAGCTGAAAGCTGAGGTCAAGCGAGAGCAGATGGCCGAGCTGATTGCTAATGGTCTTGGCAATCCGCACAACCTGTTCGTGAGGTTCTGATGGGTCTGCGCACGCGGCTGTTCAAGGCGATGGGATTCGAGCCGACGCGGCCGAGGGCTCGGGCTTATTCAGGTGCGCGGATGAGCCGCCTGACAGCTGACTGGGTGACCAGTAGCACCAGCGCCGACAGCGAGATCAAGGCGAGCTTCAAGACACTGCGCAACCGTGCGCGGCAGCTGTGCCGGGATAACGACTATGCACGGCAGGCGCTGCGGAGCATCCAGAACAATGTGATCGGGCATGGCATCCGGCACCAGGGGCAGGTGCGGATGCTGCGTGGCGGGAAGCTCGATGAGGTGATCAACGAGCAGATCCACGAGGCATGGGAGAAGTGGATGAACAAGAACCGCTGCGATGTGAGCGGGATCTTGGGTTTTCATGACTTGGAGCGCCTGCTGGTGCGGAGCCTGGCCGAGAGCGGCGAGGTGTTCGTGCGGATGATCAAGCGGCCGTTCGGTGACTCGAAGGTGCCGTTTGCGCTGCAGGTGCTGGAGGCGGATTATCTGATCGACGACGATGTGCCCCAGGCAAAGGATGGCAACGTCGTTCGGATGGGCATCGAGGTGGACAGCTACCTGCGACCGCAGGCTTATCACTTCTATGCCAACCACCCCGGCGATGTGTATGCCGGCAACACGCGGACTAATGCCAAGCGGATTCGCGTTCCTGCTGATGAGGTGATCCATCTGTTCCTGCCGGAGCGGCCGGGTCAGACGCGGGGCGTCACTTGGTTTGCCTCGGCGCTGATGCGGCTGCACATGTTGCAGGGATATGAGGAGGCGGAGGTGGTCAGGGCCCGCGCAAGTAGTGCCCTCATGGCATTTATCGAGTCACCGGAAGGGGAGTTGGTAGGCGATGAGATCTATGACGGGGAGCGCGTAAGTGAGTTTTCTCCCGGCAAGTTTCAATACCTAGCTCCTGGCGAAAAAGTGACGGTGCCGGACCTGAATGCACCCGATGGGCAGCTGGAGCCATTCACCCGTTCAATGCTGCGTGCTGTGGCGGCTGGCATCGGGGTGAGCTTCGAGAGCATCAGCAAGAACTTCAGCGAGAGCAACTACAGCAGCAGCCGGCTGAGCCTGCTTGAGGAGCGCGATACCTATCGCGTGCTGCAGCGGTACATGATCGAGAACTTCCACCAGCAGGTCTTTAACAACTGGCTGGAGATGGCGGTGCTGAGCGGTGCGTTGAATCTGCCGGGCTATGAGACAAACCCGGATCGCTATCGCGCTAGCAAGTGGGTGCCGCGGAGCTGGGAGTGGGTGGATCCGCAGCGTGAGGTTGATGCCTACAAGACGGCGGTGCGGTGCGGTTTCAAGACGCTGGCCCAAGTGATCACTGAGCAAGGCGGCGATCTGGATGCAGTGCTGATGCAGCGGCAGTCGGAACTGGCGAAGCTCGATGAGATGGACATCGTGCTGGATACCGATCCAAGCGAGGTGACGGAAGGCGGCACCAGCCAGCCTGTGCGGCCGATGGGATCTGAGCCTGCATTTGAGGAGACCGAGCAGGTGATGGAAGAAGCCGAGGATTATCCCGAGGAGGAAGGCACCGAGGATCTGACGGAGCAGCTGCAGGGAGATTGATGGCAAATATCAATGGCACCGAGGTGGACCTAATGCCCACCGATGGGATGAGAGAAGAAGCGCAGCGGTATAGAGAGTGGAAGGATGAAGGGCGTGATGGTGGCACTGAGGTGGCCGCGGCCAGAGCGCGTCAGATCTTGAGCGGTGATGAGCTGAGCGCCGACACCGTGATCACGATGGCGGCATGGTTCGCACGCCATGAGGTGGACAAACAAGGCGAAGGCTTTAGCCCTGGTGAGGATGGCTACCCCTCACCCGGTCGCGTTGCGTGGGCAGCATGGGGTGGCGATGCAGGCCAGAGTTGGGCTAGTGCGAAAGCCGATAGAATCAAGACATTAGAGAACAGAAGCGCAATGGATTTAGGGCGCCCTTATCCGAACGAACATGCTGCGCGGTTGACTGATCCTGAGCAGTACGACTCGTTGCGTCGAGAGAATGATGCGGGCGGCCCCGGTATTGATTTCATCTATGGGATCAAGGAAGGCGTGAGTGAAATCCAAGCCATCCGGTTCCGTAGTTCGCAGTACAGCCCAGCCGAGGCGCGTGAGTGGCTGGCTGAGCATGACTTCGATGCGATCGAATTTGAGGAAGCGACTGGTGATGGCGAGGCTGAGCGTGCCGAGCCGAATGAGCTGAAGGAAGGCGATTTTGTGCAATGGGATTCGAGCGGTGGCACTGCCCGCGGTCGGATCGAGCATGTGATGCGTGAAGGGACGCTGGGCGTGCCCGATAGTGAGTTCAGCATTGATGCCAGTGCTGAGGATCCGGCTGCGCTGATTCGGATCTATCGCGAGGGTGATGAAGGTTGGGAAGCCACCGAAACGCTGGTGGGCCATAAGTTCTCAACGCTGAGCAAGATCCCTGCGCTGCGTGCGATGGAGGGCAAATACAAGCGGAGTGAGTCCACGGCATTTGATGAGGTTGAGGATCGGACCTTCGAGTTTCCTTTCAGCTCGGAGTATCCGGTGGCCCGGTATTTTGGCAACGAGATCCTGAGCCATGACATCAAGGCGGCTGATCTCAGTCGCCTGAACGATGGCGCTCCGCTGTTGTTCAACCACAACCCTGATCGTGTGATTGGTGTTGTGGAGCGTGCTTATGTCGATGGCAAAAAACGCCGCGGCTATGCGCGTGTGCGGTTCAGCCGCAACGCATTCGCTCAGGAAGTCTTGAGCGATGTGAAGGATGGCGTTCTACGGAATGTCTCCTTCGGCTACTCCATTGACAAAATGGAGGAGCGTGGCAGTGGTGACTTTGTTGCTACTGCCTGGTCGCCTTATGAGATTTCGGTTGTGTCGATTCCGGCTGATCCCGGCGTCGGCATTGGCCGATCCCTTGAGGCTGATGAAGCTGCTTCGGCAGCACCAACACCCGATCCCCTTCCTGAAATGGAAAACACCACCCCTGATCTGGCAGTGGTGCGGGCTGAAGCCGCTGAGGCTGAACGCTCCCGCATCGCTGGCATTTCTGCCATCTGCGACAAGTACAACATGGCCGACCTTGGCCAACAGCTGATCGAATCTGGTCGTTCTATCGACGAGGCTCGCGCTGCTGTTCTCGACAAAATGGACATCAAACAGGAGCCCGTCACCATGAGCGCCGCCGACATCGGCCTTACCGCACAGGAGAGCCGCAGCTTCTCCTTCCTGCGTGCCATCAACTATCTGTCCAACCCGACCGATCGTGCTGCCCGTGAGGCTGCTGCGTTTGAGATCGAGGCTTCGGAGGCCGCTGCCGCCAAGCTCGGCCGTCAGTCCCGTGGCATCACCGTGCCCCAGGAAGTGCTGCGCCGCGATCTGAACGTGGGTGCTGCTACTGCCGGCGGCAACTTGGTTGCTACCGAACTGGACGCTGGCTCCTTCATCGATCTGCTGCGTAACGCTTCGGCCCTGGATCAAGCTGGCGCCACCGTGCTGACCGGCCTGACCGGCAACGTGGCTATCCCCCGCCAGTCCGG